CTCATATACAACAGCAGATGGGTCAATGCTGTTTTGAAAATACTTGCCAATACGATCAGCAGTAATACTCGATGCATATACAAGACCTACAGGATTGTCAACGCTCCAAATTTGTTTGAGGTAATCAGAAAATTGGTACATATATGGTCCAGTTATTACGTTGTGCTCTGGTTTAGCACTTTGAATGCAACGTGGTGTCATTGAAGTGACACCCAATGTATCAGTTTTGGGATAATGCTCAGATTTTACAAATGTTGATCTTAAATTTTTATCAACATCATTCTTTCCGAATAGTACATCATTACGCGCTGCAAGATGAATGCTTTGTTGGGATGCAGGAAATCGCACGTTCCAAGCTTCAAAGTCAATTTGCCCAATCAGATGTGCATTTGGGAAAAACTCATGCATATGTTGCATGACATATTTGTGGAATTTTTCAAAGAACTCAGGACTGAACATTTCTGTAGAAACAGGTTGCACTTTTAGTTGTCTACCAACTTGTGAAGATATTGATGAATGTGCGCTGCGTTCTGGCACAATGGGAATGGAATGTGTAGTCACTAATCCTGCAACGCATAAAGGAGTGTCAATGTGTTTAATGGTTTCTGAATCGTGAATCGTAAGTTTGGCAGTAGGATCAAGTTGAGTTGTCAATAACAGTTCAAGTGGTATGGTGGGTGGTGTGGACGGTAGATATTGAGTGTGTACAGCATAATTGCGGTAAATTGGAGGTGGTGAACAACGTGTTACCTTAAAATCATCGAATAAGGCGTCACCATGCGTGTGTGTTGAAATGGCAACGGAGGAGCCGACTAATAAACCAGTTGCAGTTATTGTTGTTGCTACTCCTATAGCTGAAATAATGGGAATGAGTGAATGTATTGTAGCGGCAGCAGTAGCTACACCTAATGCAGCTAAGGCCAATTTGACCAATCTCTTCCATTTCCAAACAGTTTTGAAATTATATTTCAATGCATTAGAATGTATTGATGACAGTGTTACCATGGGTTTTATAACTGAATGTAAGACAGATGTTTCGTGTGACAAATGTTGAACGAAGCCCAGGCATGCTGACGCAAACACTGAAGCAGCCATAATTGCTCCCGGAATGTTATATTTTTTCGCCAACACTCGAGCATGTGCTACACAATTTTTGAGAGTGTCACTGTTTCGATCTTTGCCCATTGCATACATTTCAATATCTGTAATTAAACCTTTTGGAGCCATATACGTTTGTTGAGTTTGATTATTGAACATCAATATGAATGGACCCCAAGAGTGTATGGAAACATCTTCAAAAGATAATTGTTCGCCATCTACATTAATTGTTGTATTGTCCAATGTTGGATTGGCCATTGTGACGCAACCATAATATGTGTCAGATTTTAAAGTGGATTGAAGATTGTGAGTAGTGTGAATATGAGTAGGAATGTGGTCTTGGTGGACGGTAAACATTGTAACCGTGTGGTCTCGGAACGTGTAAATCTCTGTCCAAACCAGTGACACTGGCTTGTCATTTATAACAAAATGTTGGACGTGTGGTTTCATCCATCGCAAATTATTCATGCGTTTGGTTTTATTTTTCAAGGTGACACTCACATGGTCACAATCATCCAACATATATTTAACTTCACCATTACAAAAACTGCCAAAAGCAGAGTCATAATTAAGATGTACGGCCAAGAGCAACTTACGTTTTGAGAACATAACAAGACCAACGATATCCTCGGGGGTCAAATGCTGCAGTGAAATAATACTGATGTATGCGTCAGGAGTTATGCATGTACAATGTTGTGCAGTGTGACTACATTGATTTGCAAGGTATTGGTTGATCACCTGATCGCAAGCATCGGATGGTGTGAGGATGGGGTTACAAGTCCAAATAAAATCATGATTACGATTTGAATGTTGTTTTGCATTACCGCCAATGTCGACAATTTGAGCATTGGGAAAACGATCGCGAATAAAATTGATGCTTATACTCTCGCATCGCTGCAATTCATCGTTATATATTGGAGTAGAGGTGTGGTTGTTTTGAATTGACGAAATTAATTGCAATTCTGGTGATTTCATTTTCATATATTCAACTTGGTTAGGAGTGAGGTAGTTGTTAATTATATGTTCTTCTTGGAATTGGGAAAATTTGTTGGTATCATTCAATTCCTTAATTGTATTCTTTACAAAATTTTCAATGATGGGTTCTACATAATTTTTAGAAGGAACCCCAGTTGATCGCATGGCGTGCATTGTTAAAGACGCCGGACCACTAATTTTCAAGGATTTGCAAAGTGCTGTAATATCGGCAGAAGAAAAGTTAGTTTGTTTTGGGCAAATATTAGATTTTGTGTCAGATGTTTGGATGTCATCTGGCGATGTGATTTCGACTTTTGGGTGTTCGACAGCGCGAACATCATTGATTGTATTTAACAAATCTATCATCTCTTTACAGCTCGTTGAACCAGAGGGTGTTTCGAGTTTGGACAAATTAGAATTCGTTATTGTTTGTGAAGGGCCTTTATGACCCCCGCGGTTTCTGTTCCCGCTTGCCTTTGTTTTCAGGTGGCGTCCCGGTGTTGTTTTTCGTTTAGGTTTGTTGTGGATAAAAGACTTACCCATGACGTACGTAGTGAACCGCGTACACGGACTAGTTTATGATAACTAGTAACACACACGGATACTTACAATACAAGCTAGGTCCACTAACTTGCGTATCC